CTACTCGTGCGCCGGCTGCACCGGCCCACTCCCCGAGCTTTGCGCGCCGCCCGTCCCTGCCCCCCAGGTGCGCCGCCCGCCGTCTCGTTCCGAGCCAGCGGATCGACGCGGGGGCATGGTCCGTTCGGCCCGCAAATCTCGGCCCTTCGGGTGACGATCTTCCCTCGGTTCCCTCGGCCTTTTGCGAGGCCAGACCTTACCACAAGTCGCCTCGCTATCCTTCGCTGTGGGATGGCGCGTCCAGCTCGTCGCCTGCAAGGCCCTGCCCCGTCCCCTTGGCCGGGGCGGGCTGGAAAGCTCTGGCCTGAGAAGGTTTCGAGATCCCCGCGCGGGCGCGGCGATCACACTGGCGGGGGGTTCGGTCAAGCCGAACGCCGCCCGCATCCTTGGGCCAGGTCGCGCAAGCGCGCCCCGTCCATCTAGGGAACCGCCGGTTCCCCCACGCAAGGCCATCCGCTTAACGGGGCGAAGGGGTGTCCCCAACCACGGTCTCGGCCGGGGCCGAGCTGCGTGGCCGGGTGATCCCCCCTTGATCTGCTTTCCAAGCATCGTGACCGGCTCGTAAGTCGAACCGTCACTCAGTGCGCCGAAAATGCCTACGATGTCGCGAACGAAGTCCTGAAGCCGCGCCCCGAATTCTGTGATCGGCGTGTACGCGGCCTCGGATCCGAGGGTCGCGATGATATTGATTACGTCCGCAATTACGCCCACTGCAATTCCGGCCGCATCAGCGACACGAGCGAAGCCATCGACGGCTGTCGACAGCCACTCGGACTTGATCGCGCCGGTATCTCCAGACAGCAGCGCGATGACGTCCCTGATGATATCGGCGTTCCGCTGCAGTAATTCGATCTGCGCGTCACCTCCGGCTGCAATCGATGTGAAATCGCGGTACGCCAGTTTTACGAGTTCCACTGCGCCAGAGATGGACCCGAGCACGTCAGGAATGGCCTTCAGGCTCGCAATGAACTTGAAGACGCCGGTCTGCATCTGATCAGCGTCGCCGCCCTCGAAAAGCGCCTTCAAGTCAGCGATCCAAGGGATCGTCGGAGCTTCTCCGCGCCAGAAGACGGCGATCAATTCATCAATTGACCGGCCGACATAAAGCCGCATCTGATCGATTATCTGAACGATATCCTTGCGATATTTCTGCAGGAACTGCGTCGTCTTTCGCGCGCTCGCCTCATATCCAGGCGCGAACATCATCGCCAATTCATCACGGATCGACGTGACGGTGAATTTCAGTTGCTTGGATGCGTCGGACGCGCCCTTCGCGATTTTCGCATATGAGTCCGGCAGGATATTCCCGAGTGCGCGCGCTTCTTCAGCTTGCCTGCGGAGGCCGGCGCTGCCGAGATTGAGGAATCCAATTGCTCTCGCCCCATCGTCGCCCGCAAAAATGGAAAGCAAGCCGGTTTTAGCCGTGCCGTCCGGCATCGATGCAATTGAGTCCGACAGATCGGCAATAAGCCGTGACATTGGCTTAATATTGCCAGCCGCGTCGACCGCCGAAATGCCGAGATCCGCGAGCTGTTTCGCGCTCTCTTCATTGCCGATGGCCGCGTCGATGGACTTGTCGGCGAGGTTGATGAGGAAACCGTTGAGCGAGTCGACTTCAACTCCGGCGCGCTCGGCGGAATAGCGCAGCTCCTGGTATTGCTCATTTGTCAAGCCAACTTGCTTCGCGAAGCGGGCTTGTTCTCCGACAGAAGCGACACCGGCCTTCGTGAAGGCGGCCAGGGCTGCTTTCGCACCACCGATAGCCGCGACGGCGCCGGCGCCGGTCTTTCCGATTTTGGAGAGGCTCTGCCCGATCGTGTCGACCGTCCTTTTAAGCGCGCTGGCACTCTTTCCGATCGACGCGAAGGCCGACTGGACCCCCTTGAGTCCGTCGGCCTGCATTTTAATGACGATCGGTGCGGGCTTTTTAGCTGCCATCACTCAAGTCCTTCACGAGCTTGTCGCAGTCCTTTTTCTCGCCATGCGCCGCGATGCGCTGGACGGAGAAGCCCTCCAGCAGCTCACGCGACCTGGTGGAGGCCTCGAGCTGCATGACGGCGGAGAGCTGACGGGGCGTCATAGCAAGCGCCACGTCGAGAGAGCCGTAGGCGCGGGCGGCGGCATGCACCGCCTGCGCCACATCGCTCATCAAGCCGCCTCGGCCTCGCCGGCCCGCACCCCGGCGGCGGCGGCCGCGCTCGCGAGGCGCTTCGCGAAACCCTCGATACCGTCGCTCCCGAACGTCTCGGCCGCGATGCCTTCGATGAGGGCGAGCTGATCGGAGAGCGAGAGGCTGGCGGCCACTGCTTCGGCGCGCTCGTCGCCCGGGTGGCCGGTGCCCGCGGCGAGAACGGCGGCGGCCACTTCAGGACCGGTCGTGACTAGGCTGGTGAGGTCGAGGCCGCCGCCGGTGACCGACTGGATGAGATCGGGGAAGCGCGAGAAAAGCGCGGCGAGGCCGCGCGCCGAGATGCCGGTCACGGTGACTGGCGTGCCGCGGACGGTGACAGTGCGGCCGACACCGGCGAGATCGAGGAGAGAGGCAGTCATTGGTGGGTGCTCCTTCCTGGGCGGTGATTACGCGGCGTCCGTGACTTCGCCAGTCAGCGTCCGCTCCATGCCGATTTCCTCACCAGTGGGCTTGCCGGAGACGGGGTAGGCAGTGCCCGAGACCTCGATGCTCCCGAAGTCCTCGCCGGTCAGCGAACGCGCGCTCGACGGGCGAAGCTCGACATCCCACAGGACGACGAGGGCCTTCTTGCCGCTCGGGTTGACGCCACGCAGCACGAGCTGGCCGCGGATTCCGGCGTTCGATGCGATGCCGCTCTTGTGTCCGCCTGCCTCGATCTGGAACACCTTGTCGCCAAGCTGGAAGGTCTCGGCGGCTCCGGACGTGCCGGCGTCACCCATCAGCGAAAGCGCCCTGTTGAAATCGGTGAGCGAGCCCAGCGTGAGCTTGACGGTGGCGTTGACGGACGTGAGTTCCTTCTTCACCACGACGCGGACGCCGTTAGAATTGAGGCCTTTTTTTTCCTGCTCCTCGACCGCCAGCTCGATCTCGGCGGCGTCGATGAAGCCAAGATTCACAGGGTCGGTCTCGCCAGCGGGGACGAAATAGCCCTGGCTGCCGGGGATGTAGACGTAGTCGTTGGAGACGGGGTCGAGAAAGCTCATGCGGGGATCCTCATGCGGTGAGAGTGTCGATTTTGTCGGCGATGAGAGTGATGATGCAGGAGGCGCAGACGGTCTGACCCGAGCCGTCGATTTCGACGCTTGCCCCCGTCAGCTCGACGCCTGGAATCGCTGAGACCGCGATCTCGACGGAGCGGCAGAGCTCGTCGAGATCGTCGACGACGGCGCCATCCTTGCCATCACACGCTACGGCTACCTCGGCCAAGATCGTCCGGCGAAGCGGCCCTGAGCCGCGATTTTGCGCGGCACGCGGCCGCTCGATCTTCTCAGCCATGACGTAGACGAAGGCGAGCCTGCGCTCGCCAGGATTCACTTGGCGGGCGCGAGATACGTAGAGCGGCACGCCTGGGAGCGCAGCTCTCACCGCGGCCTGCAGCTCGTCTCGAAGGGTCTTGCGTGGGTGCATGCTGGTCCTCGCTGTCCCCGCAAGGTATAGCGAGAGAGCGCGAAACCGCGGCCGGAGCGGCAGAAGGTCAGCATGCGTGACCTATTTTTCGCCTGAAACCGTTAAAAGCTGGTTCAAGAGGCGCGTCTATGCCTCCAAGTGCCAGAAAAACGTCAGCATATAAGACCTATTTTTGGGCTGAGCGCGCGGAAAATGCCGCCATGTCAAACTTTAACCGCGTATTCTCAGTCAAGTAAGTAAGCATGGCTGACGTATGTGGTCTAGGTGCGGTCGAGAGGAGAAGGAACGGGCGCGGCGGGATCAGGTCTAGTGGTCGAGATCGAGAGACAAGAGGCAGCGCGCAAAAAGTCCACCGTCGCGCACCTCAGCCACCGTGTAGTGCGTCCCCTCGATCGTCACCGCCGCCCCATGCAGCACCTCGCCCGGCTCCGTCACTCCCAGCTCCCCCAGCGCAGCTTTCGAGACGTCAAGCACCGGCACCGTGACCCAGGACTTCGCCCCATAGTCACCCACCTGCACGTCCCGGTGCGACTTCTTGAAAACGCCCGGAACCGCCAGTTCCGAGCCTTCAGTGGTGGTCAAGACGAAGGTACGGCTGTCAAAGGTCGAGGCGACGACGCCGGCGAGGTCAGCGAGGATATCGGCGAATGGCGTCATGCGAACACCGGGTATGCGACGCCGTATTTCGTGCCGAGGTATGCCATGACGTGGTTGATCTCGTCGAGCGACATCATCTCGTCCGACGAATACCAGATCACAGCGGCCAGGTTTGCCCGGTTCGTCCCAGCTCCCACCGACATCAATGCCCGCCCCTGCGGTGGATAGGAAGCGACACCGGCCTTGACTTGCGTGACCCCGGCCGAGCCGACAACCTGCTCGACGGATCCTGTGCTCGGCAGCAGTAGACCGTGCAGAGAGGAGAACAGGGCTGTGCCGCCCGCAAATGAAACATTCAGGACGCCGGTGTACGATGGGCCTGTCACCGAGCAGTATCTCGATCCAGATAGCGACGACGGCCTTATGAGCGGGACGCTGCTCGCAGGACCGGAGATGAACGAGCGCCCGCTGTTGTTCTCTTGAGTTCCGACAGCGAAAGCGTAGTTGTATCTCCCCCTGTCGCAATCCAGCGCGTCAAATCCGGGATTGGTCGCAAAGTCCAGGCCCGACGCGGTTTTTGTCGGTGGGGTCCCAGACGAGTGAATCAGCCGACCCGAATTTCCGCGGTTGACCCACGACTTGACGGATTGTCCGTTCGCCGTCACGGGGACTGTCGCGTCCGCGTCTCGATAGAGCCCGTAGTCCGCCTCGAGCCACATGCGCAGCCTACCATCGAACGGAATGCCGACATTTTCAGGCCAGCGCGGCCATTGGGCGTCGCGGTCCGCGAGATAAGCGTCCTCGACACCCCAGACACCGCCCGCAGCTTGCGCAGTAGGCACGCGCCGGGCACCGAGAATATTCCCGTTCCCATTACGCATTGTCGAGCTCCAGCACCGAGACGGAGAGGTTCAGGGCGGCGAGAGGCGAGCCTTCTTGCCCTGCTTCAAGCGTATCTCCGGCTTCGAGCACGAGCTTCCCGGCGAGCGGATTGAGTGCGGCCGCAGCCGGGACCTGCACTTCGTCCGTCAAATACGTGACCGCCCCGCCGACCGACGCATCCGTCCAGCGCAAGCTCACACCGACCTGCGCGGCTTCCACGTTAGCGACCTGCGCAGACAAGATGACGGCGGTCTTTCCCGCCGGGCAGGTGTAGACCGTGCCGAAGCCCGCCGTCCCTATTGATGGAAGGGGCGCGAGGCGTGCGTTGCGGAATGTCTCGGCCATGTCAGTCCTCCAGTGCCGCGGCGCTGGAGAGCTTCGCGGTCAGGGTATCGAAAATCGCGAGCAGTGCAGCACGCGAAAGAGTCGGGGCGCCAGGTACTCCCGGATCCACCGGCGCGCCGGCGGCAGCCGGCCTGGGCGGTGGTGTCAGCCCGAGTCCGAGGCGACCCCACATGTCACGCGCTCACGAGCGGAGTCAGTGTGACGCGACCGGAGACGCCGGCAGCGAGGCTGCGCACGTGCAGCTCCTCATCGGCGCCGGCGAGCAGCCAGTGCGGGGAGAAAGGTCCGACAAGCACTCCGTGATAGCCCGGCCAGACGGAAGACGGGGAACCCTGCACGACCTCCACGGCGAGGTCTGATGTCATGCAATAGACACGCCCAGGCGAGAGCTCGAAGGAGACCTTCGGGCCGTCCCCGACGTTGCCATTGATCGCCGAAGCACTATCGAAGCGGCCGACCGGGAGCGGCCGGTGGTCTTGGTCTTCAGCTACGCGGATCTTCGGCGTCATGTGTCACCGTGTCAGTGTGAGGAAGGTGCGCCCCGCCGCGTGAGGATCGGCAGGGCGCGGTTCCCGGCGGCCGGAGCACGCCGCCGGGTATCGGGTCAGTCGAGGCGGACCTTGACTGTCGCCACGCCGGCGGCCGGTACGGCGGCACTGGTGGAGTAGCCGACATAGGTCGCGTCGGTCTCGTCAGTCGTGAGGGCGCCATCGGCGTCCGCATAGACCGCCGCGCCGACCGTTACGGGATCGGCGGCGGCGACGGGCACCTCGGAGACGGCGCGGGTGACGATGGCGACCGGCTGTCCCTCGGCGGCATCCGCCTGGGCGAAGCCCGTGAGCCGACCGATCTTGACGAAAGCACCGGACGCGATCGCGGCTGGCGCGGTGATGGTGAGCACGTCACCGGACTGGATGTAGGTCTTCATCTGGACAGGGTCCTCGCGATGGAATGGAAGGTGGCCCCCAGTGATGGGGGCCAGATGTTCTGATCAGCCGTTACCGGTGGACTTGACCAGTCCGCGCCAGCCAGTCGGGTGGGCGCCAGCGAAGGCACGCGCGCGGTAGCTCACGCCGTCGACGGCGCCGAGCGGCAGCTCGTCGACGCGGACGCCCTCGTAGCCGCGGAGGTCGGCCAGCTCGATGCAGTCGCCCTCGTTCGGATCCGCGGCGAGCATCCACTCGGAGCCGGACAGGACCGGGTCGACGATGAGGGTCAGCGTCGAGGCGAAGGGATTCACGCTGCCTGTGACGGCGGCCGTGATCGGCGAGATGAGCTGCTGGCCGACGGTTTCGAGGTCCGGGCTGACCACGAGGAACTTCGGCGACAGGTTCATGGCGTCGCCGTCGAGATCCGGGGTTTCGCGCAGGACCTTGCGGGCGGCCGACAGTCCTTCCACGTCGAGCGGCGCGGAGATAAGGTTCTTGCGGGTCACGTGGAAGAGCACCTTGCCGTCGGCGAGCCTGGCCGAGAAAGCCTCGCGGACCTTCTTCTGCCGGAGCTTGGCGCCCTTCGACGCAGCACCGCGGATGGCCGTGTCGAGGAGGCGCAGGTCGTCATTGACGATGCTCTCGAACGACAGCGTGAGGATGCGGCCGAACTTGGCGATCGAGAAGGTGCCGCTTTCGGACGTGACCGTGCCGGCCTCGTATTCCGCGCCTTCAGCCGTCTCTTTCAGCTCCGGGAAGCCCCCGATCGAGTAGGTGGCGACCGGCCGGAAGTCGGAGACGAGGGTCGTCCGCACCAGCGGCTCGAGCGCCATCGAGGCGTTTTCGTAGAGCTCACGCACACGGCGCTCGATCGCGGCGCCGGTGGCGGCCGTGAAGGAAAAGTCTCCGGAAGTGTGCATTCCCGAGCGGGTCACCATGCTGATGACCTCGCGATCCGAGCGGCCCTGCGCGTCGGCGCCCACGGCCCGGCGGGCGATGTCGACGAGGCGGGCGCCGCGGAGATCTCCGGCTTCATCGGCGGTCGCGGACCGGCCGGCGAGCAGCGAGTAGACGGCGCCCTCGGCATGACGCTGCGCACCCTCACGGGCATCGCGGGTGATCTGGGTGCGGGCAGTAGTCATGGGCGGTGCGGACCTCGCAGCGATAGCGTCGAGCATGGCAGAGCGGACGCGGTGAATGTCAGTACCGGCGCGGATGTGCCGGGCGGCGAATTTGGCCGACAGGCCGTGGCGAGTGCAGAGCTCGACGATCTGAGCGGCACGCTCACCGTCGGCCGGAGCGGCCTGATCGGTGTCGTCGGTCGTGTCGTCAGCCTGTGCGTCATCTTCAGTCGCGGCCTCTTCCGCGACGGTTTCGACGGCGGTCTGAATCGCCTCTTCGACAGCGGCTTCCAGTTCAGGCGTAACTTCAACGCCGGCCTCGGTAGCCACTTCTTCGACGACCTCGGCCGCGGCGCTCGCGGCGTCGCGCGTCTGGATCTTCTTCTTCATGCTGGCCTCTTTTCTCGGTGCAGCGGTGGTGGTCCGCCGCACCAGGTCGGCGGAGGTGGAACGGATCTGGGCATGAGGGTCCGCAGGGATGGTCACGAGGGAGATCTCTGCAGGCATCCAGCGCGTGACACGCATAACCGGGACGGCTGTCGGACGGCTCTCGTCGAGCGCGACCTCCTCCCAAGCCAGAATCTGGTAGCCCACGGAGACGGTCCGGATGACCCCGGCGCGGATGTCGTCGACCAGCCCCTTATGCTCGTCGGCCACGCTCAGCTTGACGGTAGCGATGGCTTGATCGCCCTCGATCCGGTGCCCGATGACAGTGCCAAGCGCGCGGCCCCACGGCATGTGGTCCATGAGGAGAGCAACGGCGCCGGCGTCTAGGCGGGTCGTGTCGATCGCGTCTTCGGAGATGACAAGCACCTCGGAATAGCCGTCACGCATGGCTGGCGTCGCGGTCGCGTAGACCACCTCGACCGTCCCGGCCTCCTCGTCGTACGAGGCTGACCGCACCTGGAGGGCGCGGGTCTGCGGAGTGGAAGAGGGCGTGCGGATCGTCATGGACGGTCTCTCTGATGGATGCGACATGTGTATCCGGTGGATCCGAAACCTCAGCCGGACTCGCTGTCGGTCGAGATGGCACGTGCGTCTTCGGCGGCGGCCGCTGCCGCCAAGGCCAGGATGAAGGTCCCGAACTGCAGCTCGACCCCAGCATCCGCGATCATCCGGCGCTCCTCTTTCAGCTCGCGGAGCTGCTCCTCGCGATCCAGACCGCGCTCGGCGCAGTATTGGCCGAATGACTTTCCGCCGGCGGCGAGGGCGGTCATGTCGGCGAGGGCGTCTTTGCTGGGCTCGATGCTCTCGCGGCCGGGGGCCGTCATAGAGACCGTGACATCGACCTCGCGGCCCTCGCTGGCAACGAAGGCTTCGCGGAACGCCGCCTCCACCCTGGCCAGCGCGGGCATCACGAAGTGCGCTCTGACCGTGTCGACACCCCTATAAAATTCGAGGCGGCTGGCTTTCTCGGAGCTGTAATTCGCCTTGCTGACGTCGCCCGAGAGCTGGGCGTATGTGACGCCGTAGGCCATCGCGCAGCTCATGAGGGACACTTCGATGTATTCCCGCATGCCGCCGGACGACGACGGGACGACCACCTTCAGATCGTGCCCATCTGGCAGTGGAACAATCGTGCCCGGCTCGAGCCTCTCGGGGAGCACGAACTCACCAACATCATCGGCTTCGCCAATGATTCCCGTGCTATCGTCGAGCGACGGCCCGGTGATGAACGCCGCGAGACATGCCTCGACACGTGCCTTCGCCAGCGCCGCGCTCATGAAGCTGTCGATGGTGTTGGCCCGCACAAGCGCCTGAGCGCCGCGGGGGATGCCGCGCACCTGTCCCGGATAGAGCTGTTCGAACAGGTGGATCACGACGTCGGCGCTAAAGAACTCCGACCGCTGGCCGTCCAGGTCGACTTTCATGTGGTAGCCGACGATCTGGCCGCGTGGATTCACCTCGACGCCTGAGAGGACCTTGTTCCCGATGCCGCGCGGGCTGGCGCCTTCATCAAGCTGGTCCGGATCCACGAGCTGGATCTTCGGGACGATGCGGCCAACGCCATCATCGCCCTTCTCGCGCTCCTGCCTGATGACTGCAAAGGCGTCGCCGGCCTCATACATGGTCCGCGCCATGACGGACTGCTGGCCGTAGAGGTTCAGGCGGCCTTCGTAGTCGCACGCGGTGGACGAGGCCCAGGCGCGGAAGGCCCGCTCATACTCATCGTCGCCCCTCATGCTGAAACGGATTCCGCTGCCGACCGTGTGGCTCGTCAGGACGCTGACGGCGCGGCTGGCATGGGGGTTGTTGTGCGCGAGGTCCCTGGCACGGCCCCGGATGGCGGAAAGGGCCGACGGGGCGCGCTCGTATGCAGACGATGGGAGCCATCCGCCGGCGACGGTCTTGTCCTGTGGGGCGCGGTATGTCCGTGTCGCGAGGCGGGGCTGGCGGCGCTGCGGCTGTTCCGATTTGCGAAAAAAGTTGAGAATGCCCATTCAGATGCACTCCACCTCGCCGGTCGGCACGATGAACCGCCGGAAATATTCGATGAGCACCAGCGCCTCGGCCGGGCCGTCTTCGTCGCCACAGTCGATCCCGAACCAGTCGCGGGCCTGCTGAATGCTGAGTGGCTTGTCCTTGCCGCGCTTGAGAGCGGCCTGCCACGTCGTCGGGCGGACCAGCTTCACGCGCGTGTCGTCGTCACACATGGCGGTCATACACACCGCAAGCAGCGCTCCGAACCCGGCTCCGAAGGTCCACGCGCTCTTGGCGCCGAACTGGTCATCGGTCCCGACGTGCTCCAGCACGATGAAGTCAGGACGCTTCTCACGAAGGATGCGCGCGATCTCGATCACGTCCGGCATCCGAAAGCCGACCGTCTCCGTGCGATGGTCATGGCGGCTTGCCAGCTTCCAGTATGGGAGCGGCATGGCCTCGGACCACGCGTAGCCGGAGCAATCTGGCAGCATCTCAGCGCACGCGAGACCGCCCTTCGTTCCGGGGTCGATGCCGAACACCCGTGTCACAGGTTCACCACAGCACGGCGGGGGCGGGGCCGGACACGGCTGGCAGCGGGCGGCAGGCCCAGCTCGGCGCGGAGCATGTCACGGAGTGCCAGCATTTCACTGGTGCTGGCATAGGTGACCGAGCCGCCGTCGTAGGCGACCATCCGCACCCCTTTGAAGAGGGCGGCTTCCAGCGCGGACAGGGTGGCGAGGGATACGGACGGGGTGCTCATGCAGCGACGGTAGCCTGGCCATCCGAAACCGTAGCCGGACCGGCAGAAAGCCAAACGGCCGCCCGGAGGCGGCCGTCTGCGGTGCTGGCGTGGAGGCGGTCAGGCGGCGCGGGCGGCGTGGTGGGCGTCCACGGCCGTCTTCGTCGTGCGGATCACGTCGATCAAGGAAGCACGCGGGCTGATCGGCATGACGGCGAGGACATCCTTGCCGCGCTTGACGCCAGAAGCGCCGGTTGCTGCGACGACGGTGAGCTTCATGCGCTTGCGGTCGACCACCGAGACGACGGTCATATCGTCGTATTCGGCGATCATGGCGGTGAGCTGGTCGTGATCGCCGATCGGGGCGTGGATGGTCACGATATCCGTGCCAAGCGTGTCGATCCGCGAGACGGTGGTAAGGCGCACCTTGGCGGCGTCAGCTGCGGCGGCGACCATGTGCAGCGTCTCGAGGGTACTCAGCTGTTCCAGCATTTCAGGCCTCCGTGTGCGCGCGGACGCGCTTGTGAGCGATGGTGCGCATAGCCTCGAGCTGGCGGCGCATGAGAGACGGGTCTTCCTCTTCGGTGAAGCGGTCCTTCCACTCGGTCGCGTCATGGCGGGTTACCGTCCGGTCGAGATCGGATCCGGCGGTCTGCATGAGCTGCCACGCGATGTGGTGGGACGGGGTGCCCCACGTCGTGTGCGTGACGAGCGGGAAGCGGCCGTGGAGGTCGGCGATGGCTTTCTCGGCGTCGCAGCGGTGGGGCAGGCGGAAGAGCACGACCTTCCAGCTTCCACCCTTCCTCCCGGCGCAGACGCCGAGAGGCTGGTCCGTCCAGACGGCGTGGTCGCCCATCGCCATCTTCGTCGTGATGATCTTGATCTCAAGGCTGATCGCGTCGACGAGAGCCTGATGATCGGGGATGATGACGCCGCGGGGCTTCGTGGCAGTGGATAGCATGTCACATGCTCCCCATCTCGATGCCCGCCGACGGATCGACCTCGGCTGGGCTCGCCTCGCGGCGACCGGTGGCCTGCACCTTCTGTCTGCGGACGTGCTCGGCCAGGCTGTCGTTCCAGTCCGTCTGGCCGAAGAGCGGCGCCCTGTAGCGGACGGACACGCGGTCCTTCAAGGAGTGCAGGCCGGACATGATCTTCGCCGCATAGGTCATCCCGGCGGCGTCGTTGTCCGTCGCCACCACGATCTGCTTGAGGCCGCGGTGTTCCACCATCCCCTTCAGGAGCTCGACCGCTACCTGCTCGGAACCGGAGCGGAGGGCGATGTAGCCGACCGAGAAGTCCTCATGGTCAACCGCAAGGGCGGCAAAGCTCATGGCATCGATGGGGCTCTCGGCGACGACCATCACGGTCGGGTCGCGGAAGATGGCGGACCATACGCCGGCGTGTCCGCCCTTCGAGTAGCCCTTGAAATCGATGTTCTTCGCTTCGTGTCCGGCGAACTCGAAGCCGGACTCGGTCGTGCGGTAGTAGGGGAAGGCGATCGTGCCGCGGCGGCTCTGCGAGACGCGGAAGGTGCAGTGGAAGATCGGGTGGATGTCGGTCAGGTGGCGGCCGGCGAGGTAGTCGGGGGCGGCATCGTGGCACTGCCATGCCGGTCCGAAAGCGGCATAGGCGGCTTCCAGCTCTTCAGTGGTCGGTCCGGCCTCTTCAGTGGTCGAGATGGCGTCGAGAGGAGAAGAGACGGGCGCGGAGGGAGCGGAAGTGATGGGAGGATACTGGACCGGTGTCGAGGTGGTCGAGTTGGCGGAGTAGCCAGTGATCTGTCGGAGATGCTGGCGTGCGCGTCCGAGGTCGCCATCGAGCTTCACCGCGATGTCAACGATCGTGCCGCTATTTCCGCCGCTGCGGTTCGTGAGCGATCCGTCGTGCGATTTCCACATGTAGTGACCGGAGCTAGCGCGGAAGGTCTGCACCTTCATGCCGTCGCGCGAGAAGCTCTCGGCGTCCACATCTCCGTGGGCGGTCGGTTTCGGCTTCTGGTTCTTCGCCGCGAAGCCGAAGTGCATCATCAGCAGGTAGCCAAGCGGCTGCCTCTTGAAGAAGTCGAGCTCTTCATCTTTCGTCACATGCGCCATGGCGCGTTCTCCTGGGGTTTGCGTGTCTCGTGTGGACATGCTCCCCCAGGCGCTCGAACCGGTCAGCGCATGGTGATGTAGCTTTTCACCCTCTCAGACGCCAGTTTCGCGCGAAAACGCCCGCAAAATAAGGCGAAATCTACTTCCTGTTTCTGGCTCCCCAACTTTCACTTTGCCGGTTAGGACCAGAAGCTGGAGGCTGACGGCTTCCGCTGCAGGATCTTCCGGCGCGGAGGGGTCGGCGGCACCGGTGCTGGTGCAGGTGCGGCCTGACCATCTGCAGGTGCGGCCTGTGCGGGCGCGGCGGTCGCGGCGGCTGAAGCGACACCCAGACGGACGCCGGCACGCTTGAGGCCCTCCAGGGCTGCCTTTGCGTAGACCCTGCAATCCAAAGCTTCCGTCCGCGCCCCTGACGCCCGTGGCTTCCACGTCGTCATGGTCCGGCCATTCTGGACGAAGGACACGCGCTTCTCGTTCAGAAGCTGCTCGAACCAGGTCGACGCGCGATCAGCTGGAACGTGCATGAACTGCGGGCCAGCGGATGTCCGTCCGATGCAGCTGGAGACCCAGTCCTTCCCGGAAAGCGTCCCTACTATATAGAGTCGCGCGCCGTGCTTCACTGTCTTCGGTGGCACGACCGGCCAAATTGGCTGGCGCTTGCCGCCGAGCTCGCTGGCGCCCTTAATCGCCCAGACGCGGGCATTCCGCCGTGCTCCGCAGTAGGCCATGACGGAGTCGAGGTTGTGCCCGCCGGTGTCGATGCAGGTCGCCTGGATGTGAAGGGCCTTGCCATCCTCGCGCTGGTAGGCGCGCAGGCGGATCTCATCGAGCTGCGCCCAAACATCCGGTTCGTCCGGATCGCCCTCGATGACGTGATACTCGATTGACCACGTCTCTTCGCCGTCGCCCCAGCCGACCACCTCGGCCTCCAGACGCCCTGGTGACTGCGGGCCGCGCGGCTGCACGTCGACGCCCATGGTCAGCACACGCACATGCGCCGGCACGGCGTCCCACGCCGGTTCGACACGGGCGGCGAATTGCTCAGGATCGACCGCGCCAGCCTCTTCTTCCTGCGGTCGCCATGTCTCCGCCAACTTGGAGTTGACGAAATTTTGCAGTTTCCCCTTGTTGCCTTGGCAGTCGAGCCATGACCGCACGAGATCGGCGAGCGACCTTCTCGGATGGTATGCCTCCCACGCCCAGAATCCCGCGTGCCTGTTGCTCACGGCACGGCGGCCGCAGGTCTTGCAAAGCGCGCGCCCCTCATTGTCCCAGAGGCGCTCGACCTCGGGATCCTGGCGTTCATCGCAGCACTTGAACGGCTTCGTCTGGCGCCACGAGATCGCGCCCAACGTCGTCAGGGGCTTGATGCGCTCGGCTTCCGTCCATGCGCAGCCGCAGCTCTCGCAGACGTAGCACGCGGCTTCCGGATCGGCCTTGCCTTCGGCGTTCTTGTAGTGGACCTGGCTCCACTTCAAGTAGTGCCACTCGCCGCAGTGCGGGCACTCCAGGTAAGGCTTCCGGCGGTCGCTCTTCGCATACTCCGCCGCGATCGGGCTTTCGCCTTCGATCGTCGGGGTGCTCATGCGGATCGAGAGCTCCTCGCCAGAGAACCCCTTCGTCCTCTCGTCGATCAGCGCAACCGGATCTCCGTCGCGGGTCAACTCGAATTTATCGACCTCGTCCATCACGACGATCTTCGCGGACCGGCTGGCGGTGTTTGCTGGGCTGTTCGCGGTCAGGATCTCGATGTAGCCGCCGGCGAAGGTCTTCTTCTGCGCGGTGAAGTCGTCACGCTTCCGCTCAAGGGCCTTCCGGCCACCCCACAGGGCCGCCAGCTCAGGCGTCGAGCGGATCATCGGATCCAACTTCGAGTCCACGAAGGCGGAGACGGTCGTGTCGGTCGGCTCGTAGACGAGGATCGGGCACGGCGCCATGTGCATAAAATAGCCGACGGCCGTCTCACATGTGCTCGTTTTGAAAATCTGCGCAGACGCCACGCCGGTGATGATCCGGACTCCTGGCTCCGTGATCGCGCGCATGGGGCCGCGGGCAACCTCATACATCGACGTGTCCCATCGCCCGGTGACGGCGGAGGTCTCACTCGGAACAATGCGATACGTGTCAGCCCACTCATCCGCGGTGAGCTGCGGCGGCGGGCGAAGGGTGCGGCGGCGGCGGTTGGCGATTGTTGAGCGCAAGTGGTCGCGGGAAGCGAGGAGGTCAAGCATCGTCTTCCTCGTGCTCATCCATGTCGATAGCTCCGTCGAGCTCGAGCTGGTCATGGACGCTCGCCGCCGGATCCCCGCCGGCGCGCTCGACGATCTCATCCCCGGAGGAGAGGTTGCTCAGCGCATCATTGATGGCGCGCGCGATCATGGTGCGGACGATCGAGGCATCGGTCTCTGCGGCGGCTTGGACTGATACGCGGCCCGGGACGCTGCTCAGGCGCGACCGGACGCGCTGGTAGTCTTCCTCGACGGCATCGGCCACAAGATCCACCGGCACGAGCTGACCGAGTTCACGGCGAGCGTCTGCCTGGCGCCGAATGGCCCGGTAGTGCCAGTCTGCTGCTTTCGCGAGGCCCTCATTGTAGACCTGCCCGTCATCGCCGACTTGAGCTTGGCCTCCATTGCCCGCCTGATCGGCGATACGCCAGGCGATGGCGGCCGGCATCGAGACGGTAGTTCCGTTTCCGCGCCCAGCACGTCCGGGGTTGTGTGGGCACCCGCGCTCGATCCAGTCGCGCACGGCTTGCGCGGTCACGCCGAAAAGCGCGGCGGCATCTCGGATCGACACCGTCGCATTTTCACGGACTTCGATGGTCCGGACGCCATTCGCATCAGCTGCATTTCTGGGGCGAATCGCCATCTTCTAAGCCTCGGCAAATAAAGCGGAAATTTTTTGACTCGTAGCTGGAGACGAAGCGAGGTCCGAATAACCACCTCAGAGGGCACCCCCGCCGCCGGAGGACCCGCGGGGGTGGGTGCCCCGCAGGCGGACGGCGTAGAGCCTGACCCCGTGGCAGTGCCATGATGCGAGTGTGCCACACGCCTGGATATGGTCGGCCGGGACGACGTCAGGAGCCACCATCCTCGGGAAGCGCCGCGCGGGCCGGCTTAAAGACCGCGCGATTGACGGCCATGAAGCCCTGCTCGAGTTGCGTGCGGCCGATCGCGAGCCAGCGGCCGTCGGCTGCGAGGTCGGACACAGCCAGGTCATCCAGCATCCGAAGCACGCGCTCCTCGATCTCCTTGAAGCCCTTCACCGCTGCGACGGCTTCATCGGACTGGGGGCGATAGCCGGGGACGGGAAGGCCGAAGTGATGGGTCTCTTTCATATCGTGCTCCTCTGACTGGTGACGCGATGATACCGCGTCCGCGATCTCGACCGGCCGGATCGGCATCAGGAGCCGCCACCACCAGAGCGCAGGCGGTCGAGGACGCGGGCGAAGCGGTCCGGGAAGCGTGCGGCGAAGGTGCGCTCGGCGGCGGCGTAGAGGCCCAGGAGCGCACGGTAGCGGGGAGTGCGGTCAAGCAGCGACGCCACCTTCTCCACGCTGCGGTCCGGGTTCCGGCGCCAGATGCCCTTGCTCAGCTTCGTCGTCTTGCCGGTCACGGCGAAGACGTCGAGACGCCCTTGCGATCCGGTGGACGCGCCGCGATTGCGCTTCAGAGCCTCGAGAGTGGCGGACCGTTCGCCACGCGCCCAGTTGCCGGAGCCGTCGAGGCGGGCGTGCCGGGATGGCACCACGCCGCCCCTGGAAGATCCGCGCAGCAGGCTCGACAGGAGGCGCTCCACCCCGGTCTGCGGGCGCTGGCCGCCTTGCTCCTGGATCGCGAGGTAGTGCCTGTTGCCTGAGCTGGGCTTCTGCTCGACGGTGGCGGTGGGTGTCGCGTCGTTGGCGCGGGCGAACCGCGTCATCAAGCTGTTGAGCGTGTAGCGGGTCGGGCGGTCGAAGGCCTCCGACATGCGGGCCTTGCTGGCGGCGTGGACGTCGCGGGCGGTGTCGGTGAGTGCGTATGCCGTGGCCTTGCGGACGGTCGACGGCAAGGCCTTCATGTCCGAGATGAAGCGGGTGGCGTCGAGCTTCAGCACGGGGCGCCTCCCGTCGAGCAGGGGCGGCAGAGGCGGTGGCCGCAGTGCTGAGACAAAATCGGGCGGCCGCAGCACATGCACGTGCGGATCTGGGCGCGGTCGTCGATGCTGGTCAGATCCTCTGCGGTGCAGCACGAGAGCTCGCACACGTCATGGACGACCGAGAGTGACACGCCAAGCGACCGATGGATGGCGAGGAGGGTGGCACCGGCGAGGCGGCGCTCGATGACGGCGCGGGCCAGATCGGCTGAAGAGCGGTGCGGGGTGGGGGCGGGGTGCTGCATGGTGGCAGCATAGCGGAGCGGCGGAGGCGACCGGCCGGATCGGCGGCGGCGCGGTGAGGGGTGGATCTCTAGGGAGAGACGAAAAAACCCGGACAGCTGCGCCAGCAAGCTGCTCCGGGCTTTTTGAGCTCTCTGCCTGGAGATCTCTAGATTATATGTTCTAGACTTAATCTAGATCTAGACCTCTTCTTTCTCTTCCTCCGAAAGTCCCAGAGTGACTTGCTGGCGCAGTCATCTGTGATTTCGAAGGCGACAGAATTGTAGAAGAGGAGGTCTAGAGGGAACATACCCATGTCAAGCATAAAAAACAAGTCGTTGGCGAAAATGTGATCAGGCCGAAGATGGCTAGATTTGGTCGAGAGGAGAGAAAAAGCCCGCGAAGATTGAAGAAAAGGCACTTAAATCGGAAATGTTTTATGACGGCGGCATGTCGGAAAGAGTCTAGGACTGTAACAATTGCCGGATCCAAGGCCTAGTCTAGACCATCTCGACCGAGATCCATTCGCCACATCCGACACCGACCGCACCTTCTCTTTCCGCGCCCACTCTTCCTCCTCTCGACCACACTCGACCCCGGCGCAGCCGCCAAGCCTCCGCCAGATCCGACCTCACTCCTTCCTTTCGCCTATGGCGCGAGTCCGGCTCCGATTTCTGCCAGCGTCGCTACCATCCTCCGTCATGAGCACTCCGCCCACCCCACACCGCCGCCTGTCGGATGCCGACATCGAGCGCCTGATCTCGGAAGCGGCCAGCCGCGCCGCTGAGCAGGCTGTGCGGCAGGCCTTCGGGGCGCTTGGTGTGGACCCTTCCGACCCTGCCCACGTCCGCGACTGGCACGCCGACATGCTGTGGACCCGGTCCGCGCGCGAAGGGTCGAGCCGCCTCTCGACTAGCCTGAAGACTACCATCCTCGGCACCATCGCCACGGCCGCCCTCTACGCGCTCTGGCGCGTCATCCAGGGTGGGGCCGGCTCGGGATCCTGACCCGAAGGTGATGCTGCCACGCGACCGGAGCAAAGCGCGTGACATCATCCAGACCAGCCGTCCTTCTGAAGTCCGACATCATCCCTGCGGACACCCTCGCCAGCCTCGATCGCGGCGACCTGACCCTCTCCCAGCTCATCGCCGCCCTGGGCATGCCGCACTCCGCGAAAAATCGGGTCTACAGGTCCATCGCCCTGCACGTCCGCGCTGGCCTCGCCCCTGCCTCACTCCTTCGCTACGAGAGCATCCGGCAGCCATACGAGCGCAACCCGCACGTCGTCACGCCCGACCTCGAGGCCGCACCTGGTCCATCTGATCGCGAGATCGACAGGGCTCGCCGGGAGGCATTGAAAGCCCGCACCCGCGCTAGGGAAGCCGAACTGGAAGTCGAAGATCTCCGCCGCGTATCGGAGGTCCTTGCGGGCCTTCACGATGAGCCAGTCTCGCCTCCTGCGTGGCTCGATGAGGATTACATCCCGCACCTCGACGCGCCATCCGTGCCGATCCTGATGATGGCTGACTGGCACCTGGGTGAAGTTGTCGATCCTTCCCAGTCCTACGGCTACACCTACAACGTCCAGATCGCCGAGGCGCGCATCAAGGAGACCGTCGAACGCTCGGTCCGCCTTCTCAGGCACAGCATTGCCGGAACCACCTATCCTGGCATCGTGCTGGCCTGCGTCGGCGATCTTGTGTCTGGGTCGATCCACGGCGAACTGGCCGAGACCGACGAACTCGAGATCCTGCCTTCGATCATCCGCGCGCGCGACCTCATGGTCGGCGTCATCGACACGATGAAGCGCGAGTTCGGGAGGGTCTTCGTTCCTACCGCCGTCGGCAATCACGGCCGCGTATTCGACAAGCGCCCGCGTGCGAAGGGGTATGTCGAGCGGAACGCGGACCACATGGTCTACAAGCTCCTCGAGAGCCACTACCGCGACGATCCGGACGTCACGATCTCCGCCCAGAAGAGCGGCGAGACACTGTTCCGCATTTATGGGATGACGTTCTTGCTGACCCATGGCGATCAGATCGGCGCCAAAGGAGGCGACGGCTTGATCGGGTCGATCGGTCCCATCATGCGTGGCCAGATGAAGACGCTCCGCAGCCTTGCGACGCTGGACATCGAGGTGGACCACATCCTGATGGGCCACTACCACCAGCAGCTTTACCTTCCCCGCGTGACCGTCTCCGGCTGCCTGAAGGGACCCGACGAATATGCGATCCGCCTTTTGCGGGCGCCAGTCGAAGACCCATCGCAGACCCTCCTGCTGGTCCACCCTGAGTATGGCGTGACGTTCAGGCAGCCCCTGTTCCTTCGGGACCAATGGTGCCCTGACCGAACGACGCAAGCCACCGACAAGCGCTGGGTGTCAGTCTTCGGTGACGCCGCATGACCTGCGCCCTGCGCTTCCGCTTCCCCGATCCTGCCCGCCCCGATGGCTGGTCCACGTGGCTCTATGTCAAAGCCCGGGACCTCATCTGCGGAGATGAGGTGGCCCCCACGGACGCGACGGAGCACATCGGCGAGGCGTGGATCGCCGACGAGATGGCGGCCCTCCAGCGCGCCGCCGCCTTCACCGCCGGCATCCAGGCGCGCGGAAGAGACCCGGGCCAGGTGGATCTCGTCCTCGTTGACCTTGACGCCGAAGGCCGCGAGGTGGCTGGCACCGCCGCTCGCATCGGTCCTGTGGCCGCGCTTCCTGTAGAATAGAGAAGGGCGCCCGGAGGCGCCCTCGTCACTCCCTGACCTGACCTTGCCCCCTGTCACGCAGCGGGCTTCGGCTTCTTAGGCAGTCCGATCCCCAGCCTGTCGACTTCGGCCTGCGCATACGCGTAGAGCTCGTCGATTAGCTGCTTTTCGGTCTTCGGCGCCTCGACCTGCCCGCGGGTCGTATTTACGTGAGCATAGGCCTTCAGGGCCGTCTTCGTTACGCTGAGCCGCGTCGATTGCTCTTCCGTTCCGGCCGCCATCTCCTTGACCGACCGCCGACGCAACTTCTTCGCTGCGAGCATCGCGAAGTACTGCAGCTCGCCCTTCGAGCCATCCATGTAGCTGAGGCCGAGCTCCGTCAGATTTGCGGCGTATTCGAGCCTGCCGCGATCACGTCCGATGTGCGCAGCCCCCTTGATCGCAGCGTCGACGACGAGGGCGATGTTGCGGAGCTTGTCGGAGGGGATGGCCTCGATATCGACATCGATCGATCCCAACGCGGCGATCATGTCGGTCCACCGCGCTTGCAGAAGATCCTCCTGCTCGATATCGAGATACTCCCGCGTCGCATCGATGTCATCCAGGGCAGCCTCGAGTCCCGCCTTCGTCGCGCCATGCCTGGCGCACGCGAGCTCCAGCATGGGCACCGCCTTGATGACCTCCGCCGGAATATCTGTGCCGAACCTCCTCGCCATGTCGATCGTCTTCATGCGCGTCTTGATCTCTGCGGCGACGACGCGCTGCTCCGTGATGCGGTCGAGCGCCTTCCGCATAGCCGTCGCGATTAGGCTGCGGATCGTCTCAGGATCCGACTTCTCGGCGTCATCGATCCACTTGATCCGGTAGTGGGTCTCGAGCCTCACTCCCCGCTGCATCTCGGCATACATTATGAAGCTCGGTGACCCCATGTGCATGATGACCGCCTCGGCCTCGGTGCGCCCTCCGCGCTTCCGCGTCTCCGGCTCACCGACCACCCAGCGCCCGGCCTCCGTCGAAAGCACATCGACGCTTCTGGCGTGGGACGGTCCGATCAGTGCGCTCTGAAGATCATCGAGCATGACGCTGGATGGCCCAGCGTCCTTCGCGTCGCGGATCGCCCTGGCCGAACGGCCGAGGCGCTCGGCCGCTTTGACTTGCCAGCCGTGAGATCCCTTGCCGCTGGTGCGCTGCTCTGCTGTCATAGTAAGCCCGAGCATCTCGTGACACTGCACCATGAAGCGCGCGCCGGCGACCGCTCCGCGGATCTTGTCCGCCAGCGCCTGCGGCGCACCATCAGCCCGGGCCGAGCTGATCACGCTCGGCGGCACCTTGAGCCACTTCGCCGCCGCCGACTGCCAGCTGCGCCGGCCTTCTCCGCCACGCTCATCATCCCAGAGGGGCAGGCCGAGCATCTCGTGGCACTGCGCCATGACCTCGTCGCCTGTCATCGCCTTCATCTTCGTCATCTCAAACACTCCCACCAGAACCCCCAAACAGGAAGTTAGGTCCGCCAACTTCCTGTTTCAACTTTAGCCCGAAGAATTTTTCAGTCCGGCCGGTCTGGTTCGAGGAGGTGCTATTGTCATGTGGTAAGCCCGGCGCAGGGGCCCGGAAGGATAGCTGCGAGACGGATCAGCGGTGAGTGCCGTCACATGCCAAAACCTCCGCAGCTGGTGTGGGTGCCTTCTCCTCGCTCGTGAACCAGCATGGCCCGCTTCGGCGGGCCTTTCCATTCCGACACCGCGATCGCCCTGCCCGGAAAAACAGGAAGTCGATTCAGCCGAAAGCGGAAGCCGCTAACTCCAGAAAAATAAGGCCTTTTTGCGCGTTCTGGCGGCTCCGGACGCTGAAAAGCTACGCAGGCATGCATCCCATGATGCGACATTCATGGCGATCCTTCTCATCACCGGAGGCGCGGTGCCTCCGGCTCAGAAAGGTAGACACATCATGAAAATCGAAGCATTCACCACGCTCCTCTCCAAGCTCATCGCCGATACTGAGGGCGACGACTACACCTACTGGATCGACGCTGAGATCGACGAGCACGGCGACGGCAAGGTCACGCTGACGGCGACCTACGATGAATATCACTGCTACACGGATCCGTATGAGTGCTGGGCGCACCTCACTGGCCCAGGGATCTGTCTCGATGGGTACTGCGACTCCGGGATCTATACGTACGAGACCGACCGCCCCGAAAGCACCGACCGCACCGAGCACTGGGTGACGTGGTGCGTGGCGGACGGGGAGATCTGCGCTGGCGCCGCGACACTCGTCGGCACCGCCACCGACGAGGAGCTGGTGGCGGCGATTTCCATGATCGCAGCCGCCGAACGTGCCGCCCACGATGCCGAACGTGCCGCCCACGATGCCGAACGTGCCGCCCGCGAGATCCCCGGCGTGAAGAGCGACGCCCACATCCTCGCCTGACATCCATCGGCGGCTCGCTCATCGGCGGGCCGCCACCCATCATCACCTGCACATCGGAGAGGCACAATGACTGCACCGAAATTCCTCGAGCTGCTGACTGCGCTCATCGCCGCGGCGTCCGGCGGGGACGTCATCTACTCCATCGAGCACCACATCTCGCGATGCGGATGCGGCACGATCACTGTCAAAGCGTCGTACATCGATGACCTCGTCGACGCGGACTGGACGCACCTCACCGGCCCCGGCTTCCGCATCGCGGGACACAGCGAGACCCGCGCCTACCCCGATGGCTTCGGCGGCATCGAGCGCTGGGTCACGTGGGATGTCGTCGACGGCGAGATCGTCGGACGCGACGCACCTATCGACGTCACGCGCCGTGCGCCGACCGGAGGTGGCCCCATCTTCTCCGTCGCCTCCTGACCTTCCCTGGTGGCTCGCTTATCGGCGGGCCGCCACTTCATGATCTATAGGAGCACATGATGTCGTTCTTCACCACCCACCCCCGCGCCCCCCGCATCGGCTGGGTCTGCACCGCGGTCGGCGATATGGGCCGCCAGAAGAAGGACTGGGTCCCGTGCGACGTCTGCGGTACGCTCCTCCGCTTCCCGCACCTCATGTCGCACCCGCGCTTCCCTGGAGAGGTTGCCGTCGGCTGCGAGTGCGCCGCAGGCATGGAAGGCATTCCGCAGTATCTGGTCGACCAGCGAGACCGGGAGGCGAAGAACCGCTTCGCGAGCCGCCGGAACTTCTGCGGCTTGAAGAACTGGACGCAGGAGGGCCGCACCATGTGGACACTGAAGCACCTCCGCCAGGAATACCGCGTCGTGAAAGGCCCGTACGGCGGCTACGCGGCATCGATCCGCCGTGAGGGCGAGATGGCCTGGACAAGACTGGAGGGGTGGCACAAGAAGATCGAGGATGCGAAGCTCTCCGCTTTCGATGCGATCAATCCCCCGCACCGCGCCACCGTCGAGGCGATCGAGGAGGTGGCGTGATGGCGAAGCGCGTAAAGGCGGTCGCGGCGCCGGCACCGTCGCTGACCGAAGGAAGAGCGGCCGCCGCGGCCGCCACCACCCGCGATGAACTGGAGGCGGCGGTCCTGATGATCGCTTCGGCGATCCGGAAATCGTGGTATGAGCTGCGGACCGAGGAGCGGGTGCTCCGGACCGCTCGCTGGCTCGCCGGCGAGGCGCGGGGGATCCCCATGCACGAAGTCGAGTATGTCATGCGACGCGGGAAGGATCCGTTCGGTCTGCTTTGATCTGTTAAGCGGCAGCGCAAAGATCCTCGTCACGACTGGATAGACTTGACTTGTGGTTCATTGATGTCCAGCAATCTCGCATCGAACTCAATCGGTGCCGCATGTCAAAAAAGAAAATCAAGGATGACCATTTCGGTCACATGGCGTCTGATCTCATACGTGAGACATTCCTCTCGTTTCTCGCTGATCCCGTTCTTGCAGCTTCCGCGATAGACCATTCCAAGGAATTGCTAGGTCAGCATGTCATTTCATTACTCGATGTGATCATAGCGACGAGGAAGGGTAAGGCATATCGAGAAGTCGTCCTGATCCAGACGGCGTTCGCGCTCGTTACAAGGGACCCAGATATCGACCTTACGCTGGCTGTTGAGGGCGCGCGAGACTGCGGGAAGCGCCTTTTCACCCTTCTGAACGCGAACCACGTTTCATCGACGAAGGACGCCTATCAGAGCATCGGAAAGAACTTCAAGAATCTGGTGCGAGGCGTCGTTGGAGAATACGACGAGTTTCTGGAGTGGACGCGCGGCAAGGGTGAAGCAGAGCTGCGCGCTGCCTTCGATTACGTAGCGGCGAACCTGGCGGCGATGTCGAAGCCTGTGAAGCCCATGCCGGATATAGATCAGGGCGCCCTCGATTTTGGAAAGGTGGTCGCGCTGGTAAATGACCTGCTCGATCGTCCGTCTCAAGGATGCTACCAGCAATATCTGGCGGCTGCAGTCATGGAGGCGGCCATCGAAGAGTTCGGCGCCGGAGGCATAAATGGATTTAAGGCCGATACGAAATCACTGAATGCGACAGACGCCACATCGAAGGTGTCTGGCGACGTTCAGATCCGGCAGCGCGGGTCTACGATAGAGGCCTTCGAAGTGACGGCCAATGCATGGACATCGAAGGCGGAGCAGGCGCTGGTGTCGGCACGCGACGGCGCCCTTCGCCGCATTCACGTGCTTGCGTCAGTCTCCGGCGGAGCCATTTCGGACACCACAGGTATCACCGGGCTGCCCGCCGACATCAGCGTCCTCGATCTTAAGGCCTTCTTGCATGTCGCGATGGCCTTTCTCCAGAAGCCGACACGAGCTTCGGCTTTGCGATCTATGTATCAGCTTCTTTCGACCAAGCAGTTCGATCTGGCTCGCGTGAACGACTACGTCGATGCGCTCGAGGCGCACGGTTTGGTCATGAAGTAGATCAGCAGCCGAGGGCCTCGGCCATTGCCACGGCGGCTACGTGCGCAAGCTTCGGCGGAACGGCGTTACCGACTTGTGTGTAGATGCTGGACCGCGCCCCCTGGAACGGATGGTCGGCAGGGAACGTCTGGATAGCCGCGCATTCTTCTGGCGTCAGTCGACGTGCGTCCGGCAGATCGCCGACCCGAGGCTTGCCTCCCTTCATCAGATGCTGATGGTAGCCAGGGACGTGGGTGCCGATGTCGATGAACGGCGTCTTGTTGCCGCCGCAGCTGGCCAGGATCGTGTGCGCCGGAGCATTCATATTCAGGGGACGGCCGCCGCCGTTGAACATCTGTCCGTCGTAGGGTGATGGACGAAGGTCCGGCGTTTTCGCGTATACAACCTTGCTTCTGTTCGGGGTCCCGATTGCATTCGGTCCGACTACTTCCGAGACCGGAACGTGCTCGCCAGCATCCGGCAGGCAGAACTCCCCGCCTTCCCCCTTGCGGATCCCCGTCATGAGAATCCTCTTGCGCTTCTGCGGGACGCCGTAGTCGGCCGCGTTGACCAAGCGCGGACCCTCGATATCGTACAAGTTGAAGAGAGGCTGGAACACCTCGCGCAGGTATGGCGCGTGGCGTGCTCCGGCCAGCCCAGCGACGTTTTCCATCAGGAAGGCCTTCGGACGCACCTGAAGGACGACGCGCACGAACTCTGGCAGCATGTCGCGCAGATCCTTCGCGCCCATGCGCTTCCCGCCCGTCGAGAACGGCTGGCACGGCGGCCCACCGATCACCACGTCGACGTCGCCGCTATACTTTGTGAAATCGATCGTCTTGATGTCCTTCTCGAGCATTTCGACGTCCGGGAAGGCGGCGCGGTATGTGGCGCAAGCATCCGGCGCGACCTCGACGGCCGCGACAGTCTTGTACCCAGCGGCATGAAACCCGAGGCTCAGTCCACCGGCACCACTGAACAGGTCAAGGATCGTCAGCATGGCGCGCGCTTGGTAAGCGTGTTGGTCATGATTGATCTCCTTGTAAGTCCCTGTGGCGCGGTTCTTCACCCCAGATTTTTCGGCGGATTCTGCACCGGCTGCGTCTGGATGACAACAGGTCATTACAATCAAGTTCTAACTTTGTTCCTACCTTGTGGCGATTTGATCTCTCGCGGTCATGCGGAATGACCACCTCGACACGATTTTGCCGAAATAGTCGTGACGCTGGAGCCTTGGGCCGATCCGGCCGTGATTTCGCCCCACCTTGGTAACCCTTGGACACTTCAACTTTGGAGGTGTCCATGGACTGCAACGTGGAATGGCGGCCTGTGCCATCGTGGTTCTCGACTGAGCATGAAGTCAGCTCTGACGGCCGGATCCGCCGGACCATCGACGCCGCGAGGGTGAAGGGGCGACGTGGCGGTGCGCAGTGGAAGGCCGGCTACGAGCTCGCGCTCTCACCTGATAGCCGCGGCTACGTCAGGGTCTCGCATGGCAGCAAGAAGATAGGAGTCCACCGCCTGATCTGCGAGGCTTTCAACGGTCCGCCTCCGTTCCCTGGGTGCATGGTCCTCCACGGCAATGACGTGAAGAGCGACAACCGCGCCTCGAACTTGCGCTGGGGCACGATGATCGAGAACCATGCCGACGCAGTGCGGAACGGCAGGTATGTCCGCTGCGCTCAGCGGTTCGACCGTGGCGAGGCGTCAAGGCTCAGGTTGACCGGTCTCACTTTCCGCAGGATCGGCGCCATCCTCGGTGTGTCGCATGTCGCCATCATGAATGGCCTGAAGGAGGCTGCCTGA